AAGGAGATATGTGCATGACTGCTGCAAATGGATGGATAAGAATTTATGGAAAAAATATTGCCCTAGAAGCATCAGAAGAACTTCTTTTACAAGGAAAAAAAGTAATTCTTGGTAATGCAGATGGGACAACAGAGCAAACAGAGGTTGTGGGTACTAAAATAGCAATCGGTGCAGGTTCACAAGAAGTTATTATTCTTGGATCTCAAAAAATATCTAGAAGTAGTAAGGGACTTTTATTAAAAAGTGCAACTATTAATGCAATGGCAAGTAATCCTCCAACTGCAACACTTATAGCAGCTTTTGTTCCAAGTGGTTTTGGTGCAAAAATTAGACCAGGAGAAAGATAGTGGCAATTCCTGATCCGTCGATTAACGTACAAACGCAAGGTGGTGATTCCGCCTTTGAGAATATTTTTGTTTTTGGACAACTTAATTATGATTTCGACAGAGATAATTTAAAAATAAGATCCATAGATGTAAGTAGTGAGTCATCATTTACGAAAGATGTAACTTTTTCAGGCAATATTAATGTTTCAGGAAGTGGTACTTTCATAGGAGATCTTGGTGTTGATGAATTGACTGCTCGTAATGCAAACATCACTGGTATCGTCACGACAAGTGGAGATCTTTATGTTTCTGGTAGATTCAGGGATGAAAATTCAAATTCTGGTTCAGCGGGTCAAATTCTTGCATCTACTGGCAATGGTGTTGATTGGATTGATGCAAATACCACAAGTGTGAATAATTCAATTAATGTAGGAGTTAATTTAGACAGCACAGATGCAGATCAGTTTGTATCATTCTTTGGTGCAAATAGTGGTAATCAACCAAATCGTGTGGATGATGATTTTACATATAATCCGCACACTAATACTTTAAAAGTTGGAAATATAATTGATAGTAGTGGTAATGCCAGTGCTTTTGTAACAGGTATGATAATATTATGGTATGGTGATACCAGTAATATTCCTGGTGGTTGGGTATTATGTGATAATTCTACTGATGCTCAAAATGCTGGAGCACCAGATTTATCAGATAGATTTGTCATCGGTGCAGGTAATAATTTTACTGCTGGTAGCACTGGTGGAAGCAATAGTGTTACCTTATCAACATCAAATCTTCCTTCTCATCGACATTTCGTTGTAAGTAATAGTCTTGGAGGACAAAATAGAACTGGATCAAACGTTAGTGCAAATAATCAGGTTGCCAAGGGAACTGGTGCAGGTAATCTCTACGAATCCTATAATTTAGCAAGCACAGGAAGTAATGCATCAGCAGGTCGTAGTTCAGCAGTTGGAGATGGCACTGCTATTGATAACAAACCTGCATATCACGCTCTCTGTTATATAATGAAAACTTAATTATGTATGATGAAAATTTGAATATGCCAGAAGTCTTTTTAAATCAAGACTTTATAGGTGTGTGGGATAATGTAATTCAAAAAGATTTTTGTAATTTTATTATTGATACGATAGATACGTCAACACAAATTGTTAATCGAGACAATAATTATGTTCAGGATCAACAGTTAAATCTAGAAGCATTTAATCCACAAGCAGCAAAACATATATTAGATGCTGTAAGACTATGTTTGGAACAATATGTAGATTGGTTTCCATTTTTAAAAGAATGGAATTTTCATAGTAGTGGATGTTTACTTCAAAAAACAATTCCAACTCATGGATATCATAACTTTCATTCAGAGAGTGGCGAATTAACAAACGCATCAAGAACTCTGGTCTGGTCTGTTTATTTTAATAATGTAGAACATGGTGAAACAGAGTTTTTGTATCAAAAACAAAGAATTAAACCAGTAGAAGGAAGAGTTGTTATTTTTCCTGGCTCATTTACTCATTTACATCGAGGCAATCCACCGTTAAATACAAAATATATTGCAACAGGTTGGTTGGCAACAAATACGATAGGTGCAATGAATTGTATCATGTAGTTGACATAAATGGTGTGTTAGTATTAAAATATAAATATTACGGTTTATAATATAAAAATGGAAAAGGAGAAGACTCCTGTAGAAAGATTGCACGATGATATTCGTCAAGCAATAGAAAAAATCGAAGATGATATGGATGATATTGTGAGAATACATTGTCACGAGAATGATGATGCAGGCTAAATAGTTTACCTGCTTACAATCTGTGTACAAACTCTCCACCAAATTTTGCTGGTTTGACGATAGTAAGATGATCGTCAAAATGTTTTTCATTAATGGTATACCATTTACATTTGATGAACTGCCTTTTGGACATATATGGGATGAAGAGTTATGTCAGGTAGCAGATGAAAATCCTTGTTATGACCCTGAGTACATGTATAAAGCATATGGGTACTTGATGTTAGAAGAATTACATCCATTATATTTTCCAGTAGAACTTGAAAATCCAGAACTTTTACCTGACGATTTAGAATATCTCTACGAACAGGAAGAATTTACCTAACTAAATACATTATAGCAATATTTTGGCGAATATAAGAAGATGCCTCTTAATAAACTAGAGAATTTTATCAAGAATACAGAAGGTCGTATTCTTTATGTGAATCCAAATGACATTGATTCTACTGATGCGATCACGAATCAAGGTAATTCACTTGCAGCACCATTTAAAACGATACAAAGAGCTCTGTTAGAGTCTGCTAGATTTTCATATCTACGAGGAGTAAATAACGATTTAATAGAAAGAACAACAATATTAGTATATCCAGGCGAGCATGAGATAGATAATAGACCAGGTTTTGCAATTAAAGATGTAGGTGGATCAGCAACAGCAGTGTCTCCTTCTGGAGCGGAAACAGCAGCACAAACTACATTATCACTAGATTTAACCTCAAATTTTGATTTAACACAAGAAGATAATATACTCTACAAATTTAATAGTATCAATGGTGGTGTAATTGTACCTCGTGGTACTTCCATCGTTGGACTAGATTTAAGAAAGACAAAGATAAAACCAAAATATGTTCCTAATCCTACTGACACCACAGTTGCATCTTCTGCAATATTCAGAGTAACTGGTACTTGTTACTTCTGGCAGTTCTCTATCTTTGATGGGGATGAAGCAGGTTTAGTATATACAGACCCCATTGATTTCTCTGCAAATAATCAGTCAACACCAAGTTTCTCACACCATAAACTAACTTGTTTTGAGTATGCTGATGGTGTTACTGTTGACAATCGTTTCAGCCTGACTGATCTTGAAATATATTATGCCAAGTTATCAAACGCATTTAATATATCATCCACAAGAGATATAGATCAAAAATATCCATTATCATCTGAGGGATTTGCTCCACAAAGACCTGAGTTTGAAATTGTTGGTGCATTTGCGTCAGACCCACTCTCTATTTCTACATTAATATCTGGTGATGGTGCGACACCAGGTAATGTTGTCACAGTTACTACAACTACACCACATGGATTGAGTAGTGGAACACCAATTAAACTTAAAGGTGTTTCCGTTCCAGATTATAATATTTCAACCAAAGTTGCAAGTGTTCTTACAAGTACACAATTTACTTACCTACTACCATTTGTTAGACCAAACTTACTAGCAACACCACAGTCAGTTGCGTCTGCAACAATTACAATTGAAACTGATACTGTTTCTGGTGCATCACCTTATATCTTCAACGTATCATTACGTTCTGTATTTGGAATGAATGGTATTCTCGCTGATGGTGCAAAAGCAACTGGATTTAGAAGTATTGTTGTTGCACAGTTCACTGGTATTTCATTACAGAAAGACGACAGAGCATTTGTAAAATATAATGAAACATCAAGAGCATATGAGGGTATAACAATACAACTTTCTAAGGGTGCTTCATTATCAAAAGAGTCATCATCACTTGACCCATCGACTGTTTATCATTTAGATAGTGATGCAATTTATAGAAGAGAGTGGCAGACAGCACATATTAATATGAAGAATGATGCAATCATGCAGATTGTGTCAGTGTTTGCGATTGGATTTAATAAGCATTTCAACGCAGAGACAGGTAGTGACGCATCAGTTACTAACTCCAACTCTAACTTTGGACAGATTGCACTCACATCTGATGGATTTAAGAAAGCTGCATTTACCAAAGACGATACAGCATATATCAGTAATATTATTACACCAAGATCAATCAATGAAACACCTGTAAGTGTTGATTGGCAGTCACTAGACGTTGGACTTACCACATCTGTTGGTATTTCAAGTCACTTATACCTATTCGCATTTAAAGATTTTGATGATAAACCACCTGTAATCATTCAAGGTTATCGTGTTGGTGCAAAATCTGATGATGTATTATCACTAAATGTTGGTGGTAGTGCAAAAACTGCTGAAATCAACATGACTGATAGTGTTGTAAGCACAGGATCATCAGTCATCAGTGGTACAAATGTAAGTTCAAAAATATTCAGAGTTCAGACAGGACCTTCTTTTATACAGAATGATGTTGCATCTTCAAACATATTCACCATTGGAACTCATACACTTCAAACAGGTGAGAAAATTCGTGTGTTTAGTGATGATGGTGATCTACCAGAGAACATTGAGTCAAACACAGTTTACTTTGTAATCAGAATATCATCAACAGAAATTAAGTTAGCATCATCTGTGACTAACGCACAGAATAATGTTGCGATTACAGTTTTTGGTGGAACAAAATTATTTGTAGAGAGTCGTGTATCAGATAAGTCATCAGGTGATATTGGTTCACCTGTACAGTTTGACCCAATCAATAAGAGTTGGTTCATTCATGTAGATACAGATAACACAATCTACCCAGAGTTATTATCTCAGGGAGTCAAAGGTCTTACTGAGAAGAGTGTTGTCACCACAATTTCAAGAACTGTTGATCCAAGATCATTGGATGAAAGATTATATACAGTTCGTGTTGTTGTTCCAAAAGAAGCTGCAAACGCAAAAGACCCTGATGATGGATTCGTTATTCAAGAATCAAGTACAAGTGGTGTTCGAGCAAGCACTGATTTCTCATTAAGAACAATAGATGCAAGTGATGTATTCTTTAATCGTAATCCAAGATTTATCAGTACTTGCTCTGCATCCGCATCGACTGTTTCAGTTAGAACTGAATTACCACATAACTTAAATGTTAGTGATAAAGTAAACATTGTAAATGTTAAGAGTACTACAAACACAACAGGTGTTGCCAACTCAGCATACAATGGAACATTTGAAGTTACTGCAATTACAAATGACAAAGAGTTTCAGTACACAACCACTGATACTGATGGTAGAGTTCATAACACAGGTAGTTTCACAAGTGATACTTCTGATCGAACAGTCAATCTACCACGATTCCAAAGAAACGATTTACAGTCAAACTTATACATCTATCGTAGTGAAGTAATCAGTCAGTATATTAAAGATGTACAAGATGGTATCTATCACTTGTATGTTCTGAAAGCAGATAATACAATCAATACTGAGTTTACAGATCAAAAGTACAGTCAGAATGTTACTGATCTATATCCACAGCAAGATAAAGATAACGAGAATGATAATCCACCAGCAGCAGTTTCATTTGCACGTAGAACACCAATAGGTGACGTTGTAACTAACAGTCTTAAAAATAGTATCACCAGAGAAGCAACTGATAAGTTACTACAAGATTTTGGTAGAGGTTTAAAGATCACTGGTATTGAGTCAATAGCAGGTGTTTCTACAATTACTTTCGACAGAGAGCATGGTCTAAGTGGTATCGTTACATATACTGACTTCACAGGAGGAACAGGATATACAGATGGTACATATCACAACATTAAATTGTTTAATGAAGGTACAACCACATGGGATGGTGCGACTGCAAAAGTAACCATATCAGGTGGATCAATAATTAAATTTGATGTTATAGATGGTGGATCAGGATATAGTGGTACTGAGAAATTAGAATTTGACCCAACAGTCATTGGTAATCCTAGTATCGGTGCTGCGGCGACATTTACAACAGTTGGTATCAATACAAATGTGGGTGACGTTCTACAAATCACTGGTATTGGTACACTCACAGATGGTTATTTCAGAATATCATCAGTTCCCTCAACTAAATCAGTTGCGATTGCAAAAACAGCAGGTGATACATCATTCTTAGCAGGACAATATGCACTTAATTTAGGACCAGCGGTATCAATCGTATCTGATGATTTTGAATCTGTAAGTGGTGTATCTACATTCACTTGTGGTTCTGCTCATGGATTGGTAATTGGAAGTCCATTCAGAATTATTGATAGTTCTAACAATAAGTTAGGTGATTTCACAGTTAAGGAGAGAGTTGGTATTAAAACATTCTCTGCGAAGACAGATGCAAATCTAAATGGTGCGTTTGTATTACCTCATGGTATGAGTGCAGGTGACGCTACTTCTGGTGTTGATGGAGAGAACTTAGGAACAAGAGGACTATCATTCTTTGATAATGAAACACTTACACTTACAGAGGACTTAACAACTGGTTCTCAGATGAAAGTTGTAGTACCAAATGCAGGTATTGGAACCGCAATCAGATTCCCACTTGGTTCTTATGTTCAGATTGATAATGAGATAATGAGAGTCACCACATCAGAATTGTCTGGTAGTGGACTTGATGTAATTGGAGTTGTTCGTGGTGCATTAGGAAGTACAAAAGATAATCATTTATCTGGATCATTAATTAAAAAGATCACACCGATACCAATCGAATTTAGAAGACCATCTATTATTCGTGCATCAGGACATACATTTGAATATATTGGTTTTGGTCCTGGTAACTATTCAACTGGATTACCACAGGTACAAGTTAAAACACTGACTGAGAGAGAAGAGTTCTTAGTTCAATCACAAGAGAGATCATGTGGACAGGTTGTTTATACTGGTATGAACAATGAAGGTGACTTCTTTATTGGTAACAAGAGAGTTAGTTCTTCAACTGGACAAGAAAAAACATTTGATGCTCCCGTTCCAACCGTAACAGGTGAAGATCCATCAAGATTAAGTGTTGTATTTGATGAAGTTGTTATTAAAGAAAGACTTAAAGTTGAAGGTGGAACATCAAGAACTATCTTATCTAACTTCGATGGTCCTGTTAATTTTAGTAAGGATGTCAGATTTGATGCTATAACAAACTTCTCCAAGACATTAACATTATCACAAGGAACACAATCAGAGTCAGTTACTTCTGGTGATCTAGTTGTTTCAGGT